ATTGCGTTCGATGTGTGGAATCGGCATACGAAATTCGACCGTACGCATCCTCATAAATATAACCAAGCCCTGATGTGGCAAGTGCTGAAACCAATGAATACACATCGATTGGATCGGCTGATCTAGCCGATAAATCATAATTGCCAGGTGTGTCAATTTCACCCAATCCGACATTTTGAGCATTTGCCCACGTTTCTGTCGCTGGAGTGTAATTACCCCACGTCAAAGCCGACGGGACTTCCGACCAGTTATTGATCAGCAAATCCGTCAATACTTCAAGAATCTGAGTTCCATCATTGTGACGTGCCAAATTTGTCAGCCAATTTGCTTTTGGTAATCGTGAAAGCGCACCCAAAGCCACAATCGATATGACCTGATTGATCGCTATTGATCCACCTGTTGTCACCTCGATGGAAACGTCTGTGACTGAACCACCCCAAATCGGCACGAAAATACCGGACGAATCTTTGATTGATACACCGACTGAATCATTGATATTGATCGTGACCTGCGATTGCGTGACATTATAGATTTGGAGATTGCAATATCCTGCCTGAGCCTGTTCATAAATATTGGATCGACCACTAGTCGCCGTCAAATTTGCGAGTACGTAGTTTTCATATGAAACGCCATTGATGGTGAGTTGCCAAATCGGATTCCAAAGCGTCATCAGAATACCAATGCGGCTGCGCCGTTTGTGCCTCGATAGTATGAATTGTTCAAAACGTTGATGATGCTTCGGGCTGTACCTTCGGGATCGATTGCTCCAGTGACATTGAGATTGATTGTGGTGTTTCCACCCAATTTATTGTTTGGCGTGATGACGCCGTTTCCTGATGGGGTAAAGATTTCAGCACCGCGTTCACCGACGAGGTATGACGTGCCACCCATTACTGGACCGCCAGCAGCCTTGCCGCCGCCAAATGCGAAATCGATAGCACCGCCAATCGCCTGGGTGACTGGATTGTTTTTGATAAAATTGACCACCGCTTTGATGGCATTGAATGCGCTATTGACCACTGTTACCAAGCCAGCAAATAAATCAATTACCACGCCGATTGCAGTGCCTATCACGTTAAATGCGCCACCTAGTATTTTGCCAATAATCGGTGCAAGTGTGTCACGCGTAAATTCCGCAATCACTTTGAATAATTTCAGAAGTGGGGCTAGTTGTTCTTCATTTTCCTTGATCTTGCCAGCGACCTTTTCAAATGCTGCTCGCAAACCGTTGATGATTGGAGTCAAAAAATCGCGTAACGCTGGGATAACGAAATCTTGAATAAATGCCCAAATGGCTTGAAATGTCGGAATAACTTGATCTCGAATGTATGCTGTCAATGCCTGAAAAATTGGAGTAAGTTTTGGACCAAGTTCCTCGGCTAACGCCTGGATTGTTGGAATTACCTTATCAACGAAACCGCTGACCAATGGCGTCAAAGCATCAAGTACAAATGATCCGACGGTTTCCTTGCCTTCATTGAAAGCGACTTTGAGCCGATCCATTTTGCCCGCAAATGTGTCAGCCTTTTCCGATGCTTGACCACCAAATGTGTCAGCCAATGCAGCCGTGATTTCTGTCATTGACATTGTTTTCAATTCGGCAGCTGATAATCCAATGCCCAATTTTGCCAGTGATGCGGCGTTGCCTTCCTGGGCTTTTGCCATTGCATTTGTAACGGCTTCCAGTGATTTGCCACTACCTGCTGCGACATCAATGGCAAGTGATTGCAATTTCAAAGCAGCATCGGAATCACCCGTGGCTCTGACTAGCCTTTCAAAACTCGGACGCAATTCGTCATCGGTCAAGCCCGTCAGCAATGATGTTTTAAGGATTTGCGATTCAACCGCCGCGATTTGTGCATTGGTCGCACCGGTCACATTGACCAAAGTTCCTGCCAATTTAGCCTGGGCTGCTTCATCCTCGATCGCAGACTTCACGCCATCGATGAGCAATTTGCCAGCGTAAGCGGCAGCGGCTACGCCAGCGGCTGCAAATGCAGCGCCAGCGACCTTGCCAAATTTTCCTATTTTGTCGCCAAATGATGAGACTTCATTACTGCCTTGATCTAAGTTCTTTTTTAGATTGTCAATATCGCCAAGAATTGCAAGTTTAAGCGTTCTTGAACCAGTACCAGCCATCACCACTCCTTCGCAATTCTACTGAAAGCATTTTCCCATTCGTTGATGATATATGGCTGTTCGGCTCGCAGTGTTGGGTAAATAAACCATCCGCGTGATCCGCGACCTTCTCGACCTGACCACACTGGGAATTGCTTGAATCTGTTTGATCCAAATTCTGATCCACCCCAAAGATCACGGGTAGTTGCACCACCCGAAAACTTTTGCGATACGTAACCGAATGAAATTTCACCAAGTTTGCTGGATTTGCTGACTTTTGATCCATCGGCAATTCGACTGGCGACATCGCTTGATTGCAATGATCCAGCCGCCGATTTAATCTTGCCCTGGAGATATTCAGCCAAAGCATTTGATACACCTTTGGCTTCCTGGATCGCTTGATCGTCCATACCTTTGAAAGCACCGATGATCTTGCGTAAATCTGCTTTGTCATAAGCAATCGCATCCTCAGCCATTTCGTTTCTCCAAAATCTCCATTGCGGTCAAAATATCCTCAGCGGATGTCCATTCTTTCATAGGGATTTGCGTGGCAATCGCTAGTTCAATGACTAGTCGGTTAAGACTGCCTCGCTGATGGCTTTTGGGTCTTGATCTCCAAAGGTTACATCCGAAACTGTTTCAACCCACACGTCATATGGCTTAACTGGCTTTCCAGCTGATTCACGCTTCATTGCGTTATATGCAAGAAATAGCAAATCGCTGATGCCAATTTCATTTGCCTGTTGAATTGTTTTGCCTGTCTTAATTTCCCATTTCATCCATTCAGGTGGTGCAGCCACGTAAGTGGCTACATCACCGGACGAATATTCGATTGTAAGTGCTGTTTTCATACTCCCGATCTCCCTTGATTAATCTAGCGCTGGCGTGGTGACGCAAGTGAATGAAAGTGATGCAGTTAATGCATCAGGTGCAGTTCCACCCAATGCTGGGAATATTGGCTGCACATCGAAAGCGTAAGCCACTCCGCCCACGGTGAATAAAACTGACAATGGTGTGTTTGGTGATGCTGATGCAGCGTTCCAAAGCGCTTCACATAATGAAGTTCCAGCGCCAAAATCTTGCAGCATTTCTACTGCGAAAGTACCCTGCGAATCCGTAGTGTAAAACGCTTTTCCGTCAAGTGTTTGATATGTATTGATTGTTGAATCAATGGTAAGTGTTGCGGATGTAGCCTGGGCATCAAAGTTATCACCATCGATGGTGAATGTGATGTCTCTACCCGTGATGATAGTTGTTGCCATTTTGTCTCCTTAGTTGTTTTCCTGTGTGAAATAAGTCGAAACACTGAGATCAGCGACAAGCAGATTTGATGCCCCGACTGAAACTATTGACGGTCTTTGAACGTCACCGACGACGTACCCTGAGGGCATAGCCCCCAAAATGCTGATGATTAGGGCTTCGAGTTGATCCAAAGCGCCTGAGTTGCTGTTATTTGCCACGGCTGCCGTGACCACGAAATTGACCTTGACCTTTGTGACCGCACCGTTTATCAGTACGCTTTCAAGCCAGGGTGAATCGGGAATGATTACGCAAGCAGGTGGGATCACTGCTTCGGGTGCTACGGGATACACGGATGCAGCGACGCCAGCAAGTGCAGTCGCTAAATCATTTCGTACATCGAGCAATGTGGTCATTGGCATATTGAATCCACATCGTAAAACGCTGAGATCAAGCCGATGACACGATTCTGCAATGATCGACCCATTCGATATGGTGTCGGTGCAAAATCAACGCCTTCAATTTGTCCACCTGGCGCTGTGATACTTTGAAAAATCTCTACTGAAACGATCAGGATTGCTTTGTTAATTGCTGGCACATTTGCATAGATTTCAGCTGCTGAGCCACCATCCAGTGTAATCGTTCCCGCTGGAATTACCGGAGTCAAAATTCGATCGGCTTCATCTACTGTCGCAGTGACCTGAAAGGGTCTGACGGAATGATCACTGACTGTATATGGTCCATCGAGTCCGTTACCTATTCCAGCGAGGACGACCTGTTGCCCCTGGACGAAATAATTTGGACGCAATGTGTCGATGTATAAAACGTCATCGGCGATGCGTGTTGAAACTACTGCGCTCTGATATTGCGTAAGCATCGGCAAGATTGTGATCTCAGCCGAATCAATAATTGAATCAAGATATTCGTCAGAAAAAAGGGATTCGGAAACACCAAGCACCTGACGCAATTCATCTGCGGTGACAATGTTTGGCATTTCCGATCCTTTCGTCTGCTCGGCTAGTTCGGGAGTGACCTAGCCGATGATTAGTTTTTATTAGTCAGCAAAACGGTATGCGCCGTAACCAATTTTCGTGGCTGTTGCACCATAACCGTACATAAGAATTCCGATTGAACCATCTGAAATGATGTTCGTGCGGAGTTCTAGACGTGGGGATTCGTACCAAGTGTATGAATCGCGGTTGATGACGTACATTGAATTGTCACCTGTACCTGATAGCGCAGTATCAACCCAAAGATCAAGTCCATTGACTGATCCACGGAGTGAACGTGGCTGAGCATTTCCTGCCGCATTTTGAGGTTGCAGCGCATTGTAAATTGGTCTGCCATCGACGTTGAATGACATTATGCGACCCCACATTGCAGGTGAGACCACGATGGCATCAGCAAATTTATGTGTTTGCTCATAAACGTAAACTGACGCAGTTGAAACCCACGCGAGCAATTCCTCAGCTGTGATGTCTGATCCATATCCTGTTGATGCTGTTGCTGAATTTGCAATGATTTGCGCTGAGTTATATTCATTGGTTGCACGTGCATATTGCGCAGTGAGATTTGAAATTAATTCGGTGAAAAATAGTGGATCGCTGCGATCTGCTAATTCCACGGACATAACCTGGCTGCCCTTGAACGATTTGACATCCACGTTGATGAATTCTGATTCCATAACTGTTGGAGTCACCGGATCGAGTTCATCAATCTGTGAAACATTTGGCAGTACGGTGATTTTAGGAATCTGAAAAACGAGTCCTGCGCCAGGCAGTGTTCCCGTTGAAATTGAATCGATTGAGGCTCTCACGTTGT